AGCACGTCCGGGTACAGGGGCACCAGCACGTCCGGGTACGGGGGCACCAGCACGTCCGGGTACGGGGGCACCAGCACGTCCGGGGACGAGGGCATCGTGCAAGTCAAGTGGTACGACGGCAAACGCTACCGCATCGCTACCGGCTACGTCGGCGAAAACGGCATTGAGCCGAACGTCGCCTATCGCTGCGACGACAACGGAAATCTGGTGCGCGCATGAGCGAAGAAACCATCGACGCCCGTCAATGCGACTGGCGCGAAGAAGCGGAGTACGAATTGACCCGCATCATCACCCTGTCAGTGCGCCTCGGGCTGTCCAAGGCGGACGCCAAGATGCTCTGTTGGGGGTGCGGGTTGGACTATCGCAAGGTCAACGGAGGAAACGGCAATGTGGAAAGAATCTAGCGGCAGTTTTCAGGATGCCCCCGTAGGCGTCCATCTCGCCCGGTGCGTCGGGATCATCGACCTCGGGACGCAAAAGAGCGAGTACCAGGGCAAGACGAACATCCGCCGGCAGTGCGTGTTGCGTTGGGAGCTGCCGGAAACGCTCATGGAGGACGGGCGCCCGTTCGTCGTGTCCAAGTTCTACACGACCTCGCTCTCGGAAAAGGCCAACCTCCGCGCAGACCTCGTGAACTGGCGCGGCCGGGAATTCACGCACGAGGAGCTTCAAGGCTTCGACGAGCGGAACTTGCTGGACAAGGTGTGCATGGTCAGCATCACCAAGACCGACAACGGCAAGCATCGCGTGACCGGGATCATGGGCAAGCCGAAGGGTGTCGAAGCCCCGCCGCGCGTCAATGAGCTGGCGTACTTCAGCCTCGAACCCGGCGCGTTCAATATGACCACGTTCGAGGGAATTTCGGACGGCATCAAGAAAATGATTATGAATTCGCCGGAATGGGCCGAAGTGAGCCGAGGCGCCCCGCCGACGCCGGTCAAGGCCGGGGGCGACGATTTCGAGGATGACATTCCCTTCTGACGAACTACGCCCGAAAGCGGATGCCGCAATCGACCGAAACCTCCTACGGGGCAGGGCCGGCGAGCGGGGATACCCAAAACCGTGCGGACGCAGCGAGTAGGGCACCCATAAGCGAGCGATGATGAAAACGTACACGCCGGAAGAATTGACCGCAATCCTCAAAGCTCATCGCAAGTGGTTACTGAACGAGGATGGCGGCGTGCGCGCGCACTTGCAGCGCGCGGACTTGCAGGGCGCGGACTTGCAGGGCGCGTACTTGCAGGGCGCGGACTTGCAGCGCGCGGACTTGCAGGGCGCGCGCTTGCAGGGCGCGCACTTGCAGCGCGCGCACTTGCAGCGCGCGTACTTGCAGGGCGCGGACTTGCAGGGCGCGCACTTGCAGCGCGCGTACTTGCAGGGCGCGGACTTGCAGGGCGCGGACTTGCAGGGCGCGTACTTGCAGGGCGCGGACTTGCAGGGCGCGGACTTGCAGCGCGCGTACTTGCAGGGCGCGGACTTGCAGGACGCGTACTTGCAGGGCGCGTACTTGCAGGGCGCGGACTTGCAGGGCGCGCACTTGCAGCGCGCGTACTTGCAGGACGCGTACTTGCAGGGCGCGTACTTGCAGGGCGCGGACTTGCAGCGCGCGGACTTGCAGGGCGCGCACTTGCAGCGCGCGCACTTGCAGCGCGCGGACTTGCAGGACGCGTACTTGCAGCGCGCGCACTTGCAGGGCGCGGACTTGCAGGACGCGTACTTGCAGGGCGCGAGTCTCCCGCACTTTTTGATCGTCCCACAGCAGGGCGCATTCATCGCTTGGAAGAAAACGCGTCAAGGCGTCATTAAGATTGAGATTCCGGCCGATGCGCGCCGCTGCAATTCGCTCGTCGGTCGCAAGTGTCGGGCGGAGTTCGTGCGGACGCTCGCCATCGAAGGCAGCACGGAGTGGGGAACGGCATACGGGCTGCACGACGAATTTACGGCTTATTCCGTTGGCGAAATCACGCGCGCCGACAAGTACGACGACGATATTCGCGTTCAGTGCACGCACGGCATTCATTTTTTTATGACGCGCGAGGAGGCCGAAGAATGGTAGCTAGCAACGATTTCGCCAACAGCTCCGGCCATTGGTACAGGCTAGACGGCACGCCGGCCTACACGATCGTCGGCAAGAACGGCAAGGAACGCAATACCACGCTACGCGACGCGCGGGAGCTGACCCTTGTCCCGTCCGTGACGACCATCATCCGGTGCGCGTCCGCGCCGCAGTTGGAGAAGTGGAAACGCAACCAGGTGTTGCTGGCCGCGCTCACCCTGCCCCGCAACGAGGGCGAAGCCGAGGATGCTTGGCTCGCCCGCGTGGAGAAGGATTGGCAGGAATCCTCGCGCAACGCAATGGATCGCGGGACGGAAATCCACGGCGCCATCGAACGTTCATACCGTGGGCAGGCACCCGACCCGGATTGGTGGGATTGGGTCAAAGCCGCGCGTGGAGTGATCGACGGCCAATGCGGCCCGCAAAACTGGTTCCCCGAGCGGTCATTCGCTCACCCAGACGGATTCGGCGGCAAGTGCGACCTGCATAGCGCGTCCTGGGTCATCGACGTGAAAACCAAGGACGGGGAGGCTCCCAAGGGGCTGTATGACGAACACCTGATGCAGCTCGCCGCGTACCGGCATGGCTTGGGCGTCCCTGGCGCGCGGTGCGGGATTCTGTACGTTTCCCGCGACACGCCGGCCGCGTCGTTCGTAGAGGCGGGCGCCGATGATCTGCGGGCGGGGCTGGCGATGTTTTCCGGCCTGCTGACGTACTGGCAGGCAAAGAACTCCTACCATCCGGGGGCGCTCCATGAAAAGGCTGCTTGATCTGGACTTCGCCGTGCTGGCGGACAAGGTTGTGTTTGTCATCGCCGTCATCGTCGGCGGCCTGATCCTCGCGGGGATGATCCAGTGAAGGACGGGAAGTGCCCAACGTGCGGGCGCGGCCTCAGGCGTTCCGTGGAACAGAACGCCCGCATGTGGGCCATGCTGCACGAACTGGAATCGCTCAACTGGCACGGCCAGAAATTGAGCGCCTACGAATGGAAAGACGTGTTAACCGCCGCCCTGCGCAAGCAACGATTGGTGCCCGGCGTTGACGGGGGCTTCGTGGCCGTGGGTGTCCACACGTCACAACTGACGAGGCAGGAAATGTCAGACTTGATGGAACTCATTGCCGCGTTCGGGGCCGAGCATGGCGTCGAGTTCAGGGAGGCAGCATGAGCAGGTCAATCTGGCCGGATGATGATATGCGCTACCTGCGGCCTAAGGCGAACAGGATCGTTGACGGCGTGCACGAGAAGCGTTGCTGCAAGTGCATGGCGTGGTTCCCGGCGACGCGCGAGCATTTCCACAGCCACGGCAAGGCGGGGCTGCACTCGACGTGCAAGACGTGTGTGTGCGCCGACCGCAAGCCGAAGCAACGGGCGTACTACTACAGCACCACGCGTTACAAGACCAAGCAACGCGCGAACAAAGACCCACACGCGATATGGGAGGTATGGCAATGAATGACGACACCCTGACCGCCGCCGTGGCGCGGCTGCGCGCGTATCTTGACGTTCACATGATCGGTTGCCGGTTGGACGACGACATTGGCCTCGTCCTCTCCGCGCTGGAGGATGCGCAGAGGGAAGCGGCGCGGGCGCGCGAATGTGACCTTACGCTGTCGCGCGTTCTGCACGAACTGGCCGGGCACGCTTCGTTGTGTTGGAGCCCGAAGCCGACCGGAGTCTTTGATACCGGCGAGGCGCTGGCGGCTGTGGAAAGCGCCATCAACGAACTGCGCGGCATTCTGCGCGGAGACGCGGCCATGAAGGGAGAGGGCGATGGCGCTACCGCTGCGCCCTCGGAGGCGACGGCCTCGGTGACGGACCCGGCTGCCGACCCTCTGCCCGTAGCATGGGCAACGCCAAGCCTGCTTGTCACGATGTCTGCTGTCGAAAAAAGACGACTGACCTCGCCTGAAATGCGGGGGCGCGGCGGCGAATGGGAAGCGGACGCTCGCGATGCTGATCGGTACAGCGTGCCGCTGTATCGCGCCGCCGCCCTCGAACGCCCGCCTGAAGGGGAAGCCATGACGCCGACTGACAATAGGCCATGCACTTTTGCCACCCGGACGACGCTCCGCCCGCGCCGTGCGCAAGGCGGTATGCACTCGCCGAATGCCGCGACATCCAAGCAAACGTAATGGATCGGGCACAGTCTTGGTTAAACGCTGCCGACGAACGCGGCATCAATGTGACCGACGAGAACGGATACCTAGCTGTTATCCGCGACATGATGCTCGAAGTCGTCCGGCTGAACGAGCGCATTGCATATCTGGAGCCTATTTTCATTGCCGCTCGTAATCTGACGGACAACGCCGAGGAGTGGGAATGCGACGGCCTCGGACTTTGGGCGCAGCACGGATGGTGGGAGCCACTACATGACGCGCTTGACCTTGACAGCGAGAACGCGGCTTAACACTTACGCGAACGTTTCGCGCAAGCAGTCTGATAAGGAAACATTTGACATGAGCATCTCAGGCGTACCAGACGAGTTTGAGGAACTGATGCCGTGTCCGGCGTGCCCGGACGGGTACGTGTGGAACGGCAATGGCCCGACACGCAAGCTATGTCCAGTTTGCAAAGGTCTCGCGGCGGTAGGCTACCGCGCGGCGCAGACAGAACAAACGAGCGGCGGGACGCAGCAGCGCGCCGAGCGTGCCGAGGCTGAGCGCGACGCCCTGCGCGAAGTCGTGCGCGCGGCGGATGCGATATGGAAAACGGTATCACAGACACCGGACAGAACAGATGCGATGGCGGCATATTTCACCGCCCGCGCGAAGGTGAAGCCATGACCGCCCCCGCCGATGATCTGCGCGCGAGAGTGATTGCGATGGCGGAACAGCACGACCGCGACCATGACCTCGGCAGCAGCATCAACGCCGAACGTCTCGCCCTCGCCGTCGCTGCGATGGTGGCGGAGGAGTGTCGGCAGATATGTGCAGATGGGTTGTGGCCCGTTGACATTGACGAATGGATGCGAATGTCGAAGCGGGAGCACGGCGCGTTCGTCGGACAGCGCTGCGCCGACGCCATCAGCAAACTCGCGGAAACACTGAAATGACCCGCCCCGACCTCGACGCCCTACCCGCGCTGATTGCGCACGTGCGTGAGTTGGAGCAACAAGTGCAAGCGTGCGGCATCCGGCCACGCGGTAAGTCTGTGGCGCCGGAAGCGCTGGCCGCCGCACTCGCCATGCGCGAGCGGGCGGCGCAGGCGTGCGAAGCGTTGAAGGTCAATCTCCCTAGCGATCCACTGGCAAACGCATTCGACGGTGCGTGTGAAACTTGCGCCGCCGCCGTCCGGGCGTTGGAGGTGTGACCATGACCGAATATCAACAGACCCATTGGGACATCCGCGAGGCCGGCCGCGTCTGCCATGACGAGTGTGCGGTGGCGCAGATCATGCAAGCGGCGGAACGGATGCGCAGCAAGTGCGCCGCCCTTGTCAGGTCAGAGGCAATGGCGGCGAGCTCGACAGACCGGACGGCGTGGCTTATGCGGATCGCGGCGGAAATGGAGGCGTTGAATGCCTGACTGGGCCGACGAATACATCACGATGCTCGATGACTGCGAGAAGCGCGAGGAACGACTTACTGATTGGGAGCGCGGCTTTGTAGACCAGCTCCGTCACCAGATCGAGGCGGGACGCCGCCCAAGCGCCAAGCAGGTAGAGGCGCTTGATAACGTGTGGGAGCGCGCGACGGCGCGTGGATAGGAGACGCGATGGAAACGTTTGTGCAGCCCAAAGTGACCGGATACCGCCAATTGAACGAGCAGGAGGCAGCGCTGATTAACGAGATCAAGCAGCATGGCGTCGCGCTCGGCGACCTGGTTGCCAAGTTGCGTTCCACCCAGGGACTCGACCAGAGGTGGGTAAGCATCGGAGCGACCGATCTTCAGACCGGCACGATGGCCCTCGTGCGTTCGGTCGCACAGCCAACCACGTTTTAGTGCGGCAGCGTGACCTTCCTCCCCCGCGCCGACGTGGAGCGCCTGACCGGGAAGGTTCGCTTCTCGGCGATGCGGCGCGTCCTCGACGGCCTTGGGATCGCGTACCGCGTCGCAGCGACCGGGGAGCCGCTGGTCCGGGCGGACGCACTTGACGAGCGCCCGCGACGCGAGCGTAATCGGGGACCGAACTGGGAGAGGTTGAACGCATGACGGTTGCTGAACTGATCGCGCGCCTTAGGGAGCTACCGGCGGACCTGCCGGTGTTCGTCGATGACGATGGGCGCGAAATCGAGGTGACGTTCGTCACCGAGTACAACAGGCCGCTCGACTTCGGCGGGCCAGTGAAGGCGTTCGTCTACATCTACTGACCGATGCCGAGGTCTCCGCATCCGCAGCTTCGCCGCAAGGGCCGCGCCTGGTACTTCGACACGCAGGAGCGGCCCCGCCGCTGGATTCCGCTCGGCAGCGACGAGGCCGTAGCGATGCGCCGCTACCGCGAGCTGGTCGACCGCAAGGGCCGCGCCGGCACCGTTGACCGCCTGGTGGCCGACTACCTCGCGCACCTGGCCGCCGGTGGCAGCGGCGCCTTCGGGCGACCGATCCGCCCGGCGTCGCTGACCCTCTACCGCGGCTGGGCGGTGCACCTGTCCGCCGTGTTCGGCGACATGCACCCGGCCGAGGTCACGCAGGGCGACATCGCTGTGTACCTCGCCCGGTGCGCGCGCACCAGCGCGCGCGGCGAGATCTCGCTGCTTTCGTCGGCCTACCTGCACGCGATGACCCGGCAGGAGCTGACGTTCAACCCCTGTATCGGCGTACGCTGCCAGAAGGCGCGCGCCCGGCGGACCCGCTACCTCACCGACGCCGAGCTCGAGGCGATCCGGCCATTGAGGTTAAGGTAAGTGGTCATTCTCTGACGGCGGCTGTTGGCGTTCCACCCTTGGCGAGCGACGAACCAAGCCAGAATCCGATAGCGGCGAACGCGGCGGCAATGTCGGCTTGGATAAGGGCGCTCACAATCTGCTGCCAATCCCCCTTGTCGAGATACAGTAGGAAGCCCGCCAGCGCGAACCCCGCCACGTTGGCGAACGTCAGGAAGCCTAGTACCCAATAGGTGACGACCCGGAGCGTGCCGACCATGCCGGGTTCGCCCTTCGCCTGTAGCGCGAACGACCGCGCGCCCCCGATCCCGCCCCCGCCAGCCTCTACCAGGAACGCGGAGAGGGTTTGATCCTCCCGGATGGCTTGCGTCACCTGTGCGGCGATCTGGGGGCTTTCTGCGGCCTTTTGGACGGCCTCCCCGAGCGTTGAGGCGCCCGCCCCTTGCGTGACCACTTGGGCCACCTTTTCGACCAGGGCAACGTTGCGCTTTGCAGCCTCGGTCGGCGATTGGCCGGCGAAGATGCGGGCAATGTCGGGCACCGCGGTTAGCAGGGCAGACAACAGGGACGGGACGATGGCGGGCATCATGGGCGTTGTTTCCTGTTCAGCAAATATGGTCGATTTGTCCTCAATGGGGGCCGCCGTCTCGGCCGACGCATAAGCGCCCCCGTACTTCTCATAGACGGCGCGGCAACGGGCCATCGTCATCACTGGCTGCGAGTACGGCGAATCGGGGAGGCTGGCCCACTCCCGGTTACACTTGGCGATAGCCGCGTCCAGGCGGCCGTCTAGCACGTCCTGTAGCGCCCCTCGGCCGGCGATAAGCGCGACCGCGCCCATGTCCTGACAGTGCGGGGCGAAGTCGGGGAAGCCGTATTGCTTGACCAATCCCGACCACGTTCGGTAGAGGAACTGGTAAGCGCCGGCGGCGGTGGAGGACAGCCCGGCCGCATTGTTGACCTTGTTCGGGTGCTGCCAGCCGGCCGTCACGTCGAACAGCTCGCCCCCGAACATCATCCGGTAGGCATCGTCGGTCTGGTTTGTCTCCCCCTCGCGGATCACCCGCAGGAAGGCGGCAACGTTCGGATGGCCGAGCGCCGCGCGAAGGTCGGCCAAAGTCATATGCTTAAGTCGTTAGGGTTTGTCGTATTTTGCGTACGATCTAGCGCAATAGATCAAACAACGTCAGTCTGCTCTAGTAAACTAGTGCTAGATGCAGCTCTGTTCCAGTTTGTGAATGCGCGCCTTCATGGCCTTGTTTTCCTCTGACAACCGACCTATGGCCCTGTCCAGGAGGTCCATTTCCTCGGACGTGAACACATAGACAATGCTCCCGTCCTTTAACTGGTACGGTTCGAACGACCCGGCGAGCGGGGCGAACAGGAGCATGGCGGCGGCGGCGAGGGCAACAAGGATTTTCTTCATGCGCACTTCCTCATGATGTTTTGCCGATCCTCCTTCGGCATTTCCTGGATCGCGTCGCGCGTCCAAGCCCCACAGTCCCCGCATTGATACCGGGCGTACTTGCCGACTGCCGTCCGCGCGAAGCCGCGCCTCTGCAAGTGCGCGCTTCCGCAGGTAGGACAAACCGGCACCCCCGGCTCGTCGTACATTCCCACATTCGGATGGCTTCGTATCCACGGCCGCATCCTGTCGTAGACTTCCTCCAGCGTTACCACGTCCCCCTTGTTGTATTCCTCCATCTCCTGCCAGCATTCGGGATCGCCGTTCATGCACCCGATCCACAATTCATGTCCGCGATGATTCTTTTTCTCCGTCACGCCTAGCGCCTTGGCGACGTAGGCCAGCTTGTTGGACGGGAAGCGGAATGCGCTCTTGGCTACGCGACAGAGGTCGATTTGCTTGTACGGCGCCGGGGGCGGCATCTCGTACATGAGGAATTCTTTGTTAAGCGTCGGGATATCGAATGATTGCCCGTTGTAATGCACGACCGCATCGCATTCCTCTAGCAATGCGTGGATTCGTTGCAGCATTTGCTTAGGCTTCGACCGCTGCACGGAATCGAAGAATATTTCCGGCTCGCCGTACCACTTGGCCGACCAGCACATGACGTAGCCGGCATCCAGCAATTGATTCAACGATATGTTCTGTTCCCAAATTCCCCAAACGTGCGCCAAGTGCGGTGCTGTCTCTATGTCGAGTAGAAGCAGCTTCAGGGTTCGCCTCCGAATAGTTGTTTGACCAAATGAGGATTGCCCTTTAATACGGCATAAAGGCCGGTCGATAGCAGCCGAACCTGCCGCTCGCTCATATTGGTCTGCAATTCCTCGTCCACGAAGTGCGTCAGCTCGTGGAGGAGGGTGTCGTTCTGGTTGTCGGGCGATTGCTTGGGGGAAACGAGGATACGGGCGTCCAGGTGGTGACATTCACCGGCGTCCTTACCCCCTTTTGGCGTCTCGTGTAGAATCGTCACCTTCTTGCCGAACACGTCTACCGCGTCGATCATTTGTCGGCTTTCTGGTCAATCTTGCCGAGGATCGCGTCGAGCTTGTTTTCGAACCGCAACAGGTCGGCTTTAGTCGCGTAGGTTTGAGCGATTTCAACCCTATGGTCTGCGAACTCGCGTTTGAGCATTTCTACGGCATCGTAAAGGGTGCGCCCTAGCCATCCGAGGAGCGCGCAAAGGATGCCAAGGCCGATATTCACAAGAGGTTGGAATTCCATAGGCGCGCTCTGGATAGAAGAATCCGCCCCAAGGGGGAGGATATGGACGGATTGAAATATGCCGTTGCAGGGCTAATTGCCCCGTTCTTCTGGCTAGTTGTGTTGTCGGTCGCCCTCTGGCTGACGCGCCGCTTTCTTCCGGGCGCAGAGCGGATCCTGTTTGCGCCGCCGCTTACTGGCCTGAAGCGGCTATGGCAGGCAATCCGAGCAAGCCTGCGCCGCTCATCATCAAGCGCCGCTCCAACTCGGGGGAAACGTTCATAATCCCGTTCGTCAGGTAACGGCGACCGGCATCGGAAAACAGCCCCTTGCCGACAGCCGCCGGCCCGACAAGTGCGGCTAGCAACGCCCCCGGCCCGGCCAGTCCGGCGCCGCCCGTTAGCAGCAATTGCGTTACCGCGTTGCTCGCCGTGCCGCTGTCGGGGAGTTGTCGGAACGCATTGCCAATCCGAGCAATGTCGGCCAGTTCGCCGGACAGTTTGCCGCTAGCGAATGCCGACTTGTCGCCGCGTTGCAGGACGTTGCGGATAATCGCCGGATCGACGTTGCCGCCCTTGACAGCCCCGACCTTTTCCAGCGTCTTGACGGCCGCATACTGCTGTCGCGTTGACTTGTAGAGGGCTTGTTCCTCGGCGCTCAACACCTTTTCGGCCGCATCATCAAGCGCCGAACGGACGGACTTGATGGCCGATTGGAGCTTGCCATTACTGGCCGCCGCCGCTTGGCGGGCGCGGTCGGTCAACTGCGAGCGGATCGCCTGATACGCCTCCCCGGTCATCTGCCCCGACTTGGCGAGTTCCAGCGCGTTGTCTACTAGCGCGGACACTTCCTGGCTCTTGAACGGGCCGGCGAGGTCGGCCTTTTGCTTGAGCGCCAACGCTCGCGCCTCAAAGCCTTTGGTCAGCGGGATAACCTTGTCGGCCGTCAGAGACTCGAAATTGCCCCCTAGCCGCGCCTTGGCGGCGGCAATCGCTTCCTCTGTCACCGAATCGCCGGCCTCGCCAATCGCCTTCATGGCAGCCCGGTTGATGGCCTTTTGATTGCCCTCGGCGAACGGGCGAGCGAAAGCCGCGCCGATGGGGTTCTTGGCGACCTGTTGCTCCAAGGTCTGTATGGCCTTGCTGCCGGTCTGCTGGCCGGCTGGCACGCGATAGCCGATGCGCCCGGCGGCATCAATGGCGGCCTGCGTAGCGGCGTCAGGAGCGACGCGCGACGGTTGGAGCGCCCTTGATATCCCCTTGCCGGCAGCCGCGCCTAGCGCCCCGCCAAACGCGCCCAATGCGCCCCTTGCGAGTCTTTCTTCGTTGCTGCCGTATTCGATCAAGCCGGGCAGAGCCGATGCAGCGGCGGCCGCCGCAATGCCGCCGCTCGCCGCCGCCGGGGCCGCTAGCAATGGGAGCGTTTCGCCGGCCAGCGTGGCGAACGGGCGTTGCTCGCGCAGCCCTTGGTAGAGCCGGGCATTTTCGGACTGCGTCGCCGGGTCGGCCAACTTCTCGCCGTTTGCCATGCCGAGCGCGGCCCCGACGCGATCCCCGGCCCGCTGCGCAGACTCGGGCAGCAAGTGCTTTAGCCCCGCCGCCAATTGATCGAACGTGCGCCCCGCCCCGATGGCGAGCGTTTGCCCGACGCTAGGCGGCTCTTCCGGCTGCGGTGCCGCCTCTTGTTGCCTCTTTTGCAGGCGACGCATTAACTCGGATTGCGTGATCCCGTCCGGCACATTCTCGATGATGGTGCCGTCTGGCATTCTTACGTTCATTGCGGCAGTTCCGAAAAGTCAATCGTACCCGAGGATTTTTGCCCGCCGTATGCCTTGCGCTTGTCCAACAGGTAATGCTCGAATGCCGTTAGCTTGTCCTCAACCTGTTTGGCGTTGTCCGTTTCGGCCGGCAGGAATGACCGCAGGCGTTGCAGCTCTTGCGCGGACTGCGCGGCGCCGGCACGCTCGTTGATGGCGGATGAAACGACGTTGTAGACATAGGAACGCGTTGTCCGCTCTTTCTCGGAATCGAAGCGCCCCGCAAGGCTTTCGGGCACGCTGCCGGAGAGTGTGGCAGCGCCCCGCGAGAAACTGAATGCGGACGGGCTTTCCTTGGCCGCCGCACGCGCGCCGCGCACGATGCCCAATTGCGAATCAATCGTATCCAGCTCACGGCGGGTATGCTCGGGCGGTTTGGGCGTATAGCCTTCCGGCTTGACCGCTCGCCCCGCAGGCGCTTCCGGTGTTGGGGCAAAGACAAACTGCCCTGACACGGAATCCCATTGCGGCTTTCCTGGCACGCCTTGCTTGTCGAATTCAAACCGCTCCTTGCTAAGTTTGTGCCCGGCCCATTCGCGCGCCGACCTGTCCTTTTCGGCCGCGCTCATGTTGACCGCCGCTCCGCCGCTCACTTGCGTCCCGGAGTACGGATCGAACCCGACCGCCGCCTTGTCGCCGGTATTGGCGAAGTGCAGTTTTTCTGCCGGCGAAACACCCTCGGCCACCTTGCGCCCGCCCTTGTTGCCGAATTGCGCATAGGCAATGCGGCCATCGGGGAGCCTCACCGCCTGCGGCGTTTGTGAATATTTTTCTTCGAGGCTGTCGGCAATGTCATTCATCTTTTTTGCCATGTCCCCGTTGCGCCGCATGGCGTAATACTGCGCCATCGCCCGATACTGGCGAACCTCGTTAGGCACCGGGGCATGCGCCGCCGCATTCTCGACGGTCGGCCCCTTGCCGTTAGCCATCGGCGCAACGTCGGGCGCATTGCCGGCAAACAGGCGATTGAACTCCTGTTGATCGGCCATCGCGGCGGCGCGATCCTCGTCCTCTTGCTTCATCTTCCGGCCGCGCGCCAGAATCTCCTGCCCAATCCCGGCGTTGACGAGCGTGCGACTGCGCCCCTCGCGCGCCGTTTCCAGGGCGTTGTTGCGGGCGACCAGACCCCCAAGGGCGCCACGCGACAGGGCATCGAACTCCTGCCCTTTCTTGGCGCCCATGAGGGCCGCGCCGAACGCAAGCAATGCCTGCATGTTGGCGCCAGACCGATCCTCGGGCTGAACCTGCGCCGCCGCGAGCAAGCGCCGCAATTCTTCGGGATCGCTCAACAGTCCGAGGTTGTAGTCCATGCGTGCCCCTTGTTAAACCGGCGTGTAATTCGTGCCCACACCCGTCGCGTAGCCAATGACCTTGCCGGAGCTGTCCTGAATCGGCAGACCTTTGGGCCACGTTTGGGTGTTGTAGGTCGTTTCGCCCATACCCTCGGCATACGACTTCGCGGCCTTGAAGGCATCTTCGGCCGTGTACCCGCCGCCATTGAACCCGCCGCCGCCAGCCTCGTAGTAATTCATGATCTGGTGAAACTTCTGATTCTCGGGCGACATGACAAGCTGACCGTTCTGCATCGTCTGCCCGCCGGCCGCGCCAAGGGATTCCATGAGGCGCCGCGCCGCATCCGGGTGCCCCGACAGCGCCCAATAAATCTGTTCCGCCGAGAGTCCGAACGGGTTCGGCACTTCCTTACCGCTGGCCGTCTTGATCGTTTGGGTGTTCTTCGGAACCTCGAACGTATTCGCATACGGGGGTTGCCCGCCCTGCGCCGCGCCAATGCCCGCCTTGGTCGTCGGGCCGCTCGCCGTGCCGCCGAGGAGGCCCGTAATCCCGCCGACACCCGCGCCGACCGTGGACGTGTTGTTGGGGACGCTGCCGCCGCCGAGGCCGGGCTGCGCGATGCCGCCCGGAGGATTGGGAGCGCCCGTACCCGGATTGGGAACGGTCGTACCCGGAGTGGGAACGCTGTTGCCCGGAGGAGAAGTATTGCCGTTGCCGTTCATAGGTGGAATTCCTGTGTTGCCGCGACCCGCGAAGGGGTCGAAGCCGTTAAGAAATGGATTGGGGCCGCCGGTGTAGGCAGTCGTGCCGAGCAACCCGCCGCCGACCGTGGGCTGCATCTTGGCGAACCCGCCGCCGAAGGTGGACGTGGCCGCGCCGTTGTACTTCGGCAGCGCATTGCCAGCCCACGCCCCCGCACCCTGTTTGTAAATGTTCATCGCGTCTTGAATCTGGTCGGACAGATTCGCATAGCCGAAGAACGGCAAACGCGAGAAGGACGGAATGACAAACTGCGGGTTTTGGCTACCGTTCGGCAGCGCGCCCAACAGCCCGCCTGCGCCGGTGTCGGTGGGTTCGCTCGTCGCCATGATTAGTTCCCGAACGGATTACCGGAGCCGCCAACGGTCGGGTTCTGCATCGGGCTAACGCCAGTGATCGCCTTCATCTTGTTGATGTAGTCCGCTTGATCGGCCGGCGATAGGGTGCCCAAGTAAGCCTGCATCATCTGCGCCTGATTCATCCCGGCCGTGTTGATGCCCGCTTGCTGCGCCGCCGTCTGGAACCACGGTTGACCCGCATTCGGGTTCAGCGCACCGTAAGCAGCGCCCGGATTGCTGCCGGCCGCGATGGTTTGCCGTCCGGGACCAGACGACCACGAGGGCGCTTGCCCTTCGGTCGGGCCGGGGCCGGTGTAACCGTTCTGCGCCCTCGGCGTCTGCGGGAACTGTCCGTGGTTCGGGCCAAACGCCTTCACCAGCGGGTTAGCGCCGACTGTCGCGCCCCATTGGCCTTGCGGCGTAGGCGTGGCGCCGATGAAGCCCGGCGGGCCATACGGGCCAGAGGGCGATTTGACGCCGCCCGTACCGGCGAGCTGCGGAGGAAGCGGCTCAAGCCCGCCCGTCTGCGGGGGCACGATGCCGGTGTTGTACGGTTGCGCCTTCGGGTTGCCGAGAAGTCCCGACTTGCCCTGCATGCCTTGTTGCTGTCCCATGTCTTAACTCCTGTTTATGATCGGGTACATCATCGCCAACAATTTCTCAATGTCGGTCTGTGTTTGCGCCTGTCGTTGCGGCATCGGCTGCATCGGCGGGGGCGCGTCTTGTTTGTTGCCTTGCTGAAGCTGCTGTGTGAACTTGTTAAGCGCGTTGATCTTCTCGCTCGTCGTGCCGCGCCCTAGTGCGTCCTGAAACGACACGAACGGATTAGGCGTCGCCGCTGCGTTGGCGTAGGGGGCAAATGTGCCCATCAGTTCCGCCCCGGCAGCGGTCGGGCCGAACATGGTTGTCGCCGTGCCGCCGCCGAGGGCAGACCCGCCTAGCAGGCCGCTTCCGGTAGACGGCAAAAGGGACGTTGCCAGCGAGTGTTCTAGCGCGGGGCCGAAGATGCCTGCCATTCCCGCGCCGCCGGCTCCGGCCGCCGCGCCACCTGCGGCAGCGGAACCAGCGCCAGTAGCACCAGCAGCGCCAGCGGCGCCAGCCGCCGCAGTCGTGCCAGCGAGCGCAGGGACAACCCACGGCGCCGCGAGGGCGGCGACAGCAATGCCGACCTTGGCCCAATCCTTTTTCTTGAACGACTGCCCATTGATCGACATGGTGCGGTCACAGTTTGTAAGCCGCGTAGCCTGTCAGGCCGAGGCCAAGCGCGTTCATCAGGTTGTTGCCTTGGTTGTACGGCGCCGTTTGTGTCGATTGCCCGTACCCGCCCGACGCCTGCCCCATCGCGTTCAGGAGATTGGTCAGTTGCGCATAGTCGTATTGCTGTTGCAGCGACCATTGGTTGTTGAGGCTGTCAAGCAATTTCTGGTTGTACGTCGAGTAATTGTTGCCGGCGTTCATCATCCCCGACATGGCCTTGTAATCTTCCTCGGACAGTTGTCCGGTCAGACCCGCGCCTGCGAGAATGTTGCCGATATCCTGCGCGTACATCGCCCCGCCCTGCGCGTTGGCGTTCATCTGGTTGGCAACGTCTTGGTTGTACATACCAGACCCGGACATAAGCGCCTGCAACGAGTTACCCCACGCTTGGTTGTAAGCGTTGTGCATGAACTGTTGTTGCTGCTGCTGCACTTGGGTCGCCATGTCGCCGATGTTCTTCGCCAACCCTTGCGCGCCCTTGTCCTGCATCTGCTGCCAACCCGACCCGCCGAACGCACCCGCCATCGCCGCCGCTGCGTCCTGTTGCGCGGCCGACCCCTCCTGATACCCCTTAATCATGTTATCGGCGTTGATGCCGATAATCTGATTCGTGTATTCATCGGTCGCGTAGGGGCTGGCCGCGTTCTGCGATAGGTTGTAGACGCTCGCCGCATACGGGTTGTACGCATGCCCGCTGGCGATCCCGGCGACGTTCTGCGCCCACGGATTCGCGTAATTTCCTTGCGCGGCCAGCATTGCCGCCCCACGCCCCGCATTGATATCGGGGGCGCCGTAGGCAAAGCGGTCGTACATCGCTTGCGAGGCCGCTTGCTGGAAATCGTTCCAGGGCGCGACCTGTGGGATGCCTGATTGCTCGTAGGGCCGATTGGCGAGCGCAACGGCCGATTGCATCACCTGCGGGTACAGGCTGGCCGTCCAAGAGGGCGGCTCGAACTTCTGCGTGGTAGTTGTATTCTGCGATCCGCCGCCGCCCATTATTTCACCTCATGCTCGTAAACGTAGCCGGTCATCTTCCAAAACGGATCACGCTGCCACCCCTCCCTAGGCGATATCATCCGTATCACTTTGCAGTTAGCTTCCTTCGCCAACCGCATAACTTCATCGTAGTAAGGGGCGCGATCACCAAGATTTCCACTCGCGGCGAGAATGAACATCATTCCCGCGCCATCCTCGCGGACGTAGCGCATCCAGACCATTGCGCCGCCCTTGTCGTCGAGCATCAGATACGCCTGCCCGTTGAACAACATGACGTAGACGTGTTCGATTTTCCAATCGGACGCGCCCTTGGCAATGACCCGTTCGAATGCCGTCTTTGCGACCGGCCAATACTCGTCAAGCTGATCGCGCGGGACGTAGCGCAGCGTCAAGATTCAGGCTCCAACCATTGCACCAGCACATAACCATCGGCCCCGTTGCCGCCGTTGGGATACGGGGAAAGCGGGCTACCCGTTCCGCCGCAACCGCCACCGCCTGCGCCGTAGCTCGTGCTAGGAGCGTCGCTGCCATCAGTAGACGTAGCGCCCCCGTCGCCCCCTTGGCCCCACGGAGACGGCGCCCCCGACGCGCCGGGGCGCGTGCCCGTCGTCGGGGTCTGCCCCACGAAGTTGATGCAGGGGCTAGGCAGGTAGGCAGTGCTACCCGACACCCGCCCGCCGGCCCCGCCTCCGGTGAAGCGTGCCAGCTCGTAGGTCGGCGCTATCTGATTGGTGTAAAGGCTTGTGGCAATCGTGCCGCCGGGGCCACCGCCTGACCCGCCTAGCACCGTGGAGCTTGTAGACGGCGCACCCTTGCCGCCTAGCACCGTGATCCAATCGAACGACGATGCTGTGCCGTCGTCACCGCTGGACAGGTCGGCATCTAGCAACGCGCCGGTGCCGCCCGCACCTCCGGCCCCGACCGTCACCGTCACCGAACCCGACACTAGCGCCGGCACGGCAATGCAGTATTCGCCCGACCCGCCCCCGCCGCGTCCGGCCGCGTTTGTGGTCCCCAACAGACCAGACCCGCCGCCGCCGCCGCCGATCATCGTGACCATGACCACGGACACGCCTGACGGCACTGTGAACGTCCCGCTCGCCGTGAACGCCTGACTTTTCAGGAGCGGCATTTACGCCACCCATTGAACTAGCACATAGCCCGCGCACCCGTCGCCGCCGCCGATGGTCTGCGGGGTCTTGCCACCCCCGCCCCCGCCGCCTGCGCCGTAGGCAGTGGATGCGGCGTTAGAGCCGATCTTGCCGCCGTCACCGCCTGCGCCGCCTGTGCCCCACGGCGTGCTGGCACCGCCGCCGCCGCCCGCCTGCGAGCCGGCAGAGGCCCCGCCCGCGCCGCCAGCGTGCCCGCCTGACCCGCCGCCGGCCGATCCTGCGGTGCCGTTCGCGTTGCCGCCGCCGCCACCACTCGACCCACCGAAGTACGTTGCCGCCTCCGCGCTGCCGAGCGATCCGGCGATGTTCAGCAAGTGCGCTGCCGCGCCACCAGGGCCGCCCCCTGCGCCGCACCCGCCGGTCGTCGTGCCGCCCGCACCGCCCTTGGCGATGATGATCGACCCGAAGGACGTATCCCCGCCGGCCGTCCCCGCCTGCGCCGAACTCCGCGCCGCCGCACCACCGGTGCCCTTGGCGCCGATGGTTACGGTAATGTTCGCGCCCGCCGTGCAAATGGTCGGGTGGCAAATAATCGACTCGCCGGCAGACCCGCCCCCGCCGCCCGTTGCTGTGGCGATTGTCGTGCTGCCGCCCCCGCCACCGCCGATCGCCGTCACCCAAAGCGACGTAACCCCGGTCGGGACAGTGAACGTGCCCGAGGACGTGAACTCCTGCCCCGACAGCGAGCCAATGCCGGGGATCGTGACCGTTACATCATGTCCGCTATTCGTGGCCGTGACGCCAGCCCCAACGAAGTCAATCGACACGACGGCCGTATCCAGGGACACGCCTTCGTCCAATACTTCAAGGGCGCTGCCGGCCCCGCCGGTATCAGGAGGGTATTGCGCGTCCCCCGCATCGGCAAATGTCCCCTTGGGGTGTACCCGCACCGTGGTCAATTGGTCAGCTCCACCACGTTAATGCGGTACGTCACAAGGTTCGCACTCGACGCCAATCCCTGCACCGTCTCCCCACTGTCGAGGGGGAAAGTGTCGTCGGGGAATGTAAGCGTTACGGTCGTGTTCGCCGCAATACTCGCCGCCGACAGAATCGCGCGATTGGCCGCAGCCGTCCCGCCCGACTCCACAACGTAAATCGTCACCGTCCGCGAGCTGCTGTCGGTGTTGCACAGCACGATGGACTTCAGGATCGCCCCTTGCGTGTTGCCGGTCGGGGACGTGCCTGACGGCGCCGTGTAAAGCGTGGCATTGGTCGCTGCGAACTGCCCGCGCGCACCGCATTTCGGCGTGCGAATGACTTGTTCGCGCGGCAGGTAAAGCGGCTGTTGCAGGGAAAGCGCCGTGACCGTTACCGGCGCAACCACGCTTTCCTGCGCGGGGGCAATCGTCCATTCGCTCATCGCTTGCCCCCGTACACAACATCGAACCCGATCCCAGCAACCTCCATCTTCGCCGTCGAGTTGGAAAACTGAATTTCCGTCTTGGCGTACTTCGCCATCACCGCACCGTCAAGCGACAAAAATTCAGAGTTCCACGTCAGCGATTTGGTCGTGTCCGCGCTGCTACCGTTTTCGTCGCTGTACCCATACAGATAGGCCGAGGTCAGCGTCGGCGCCGCCCCAACGCCCCGGATCATCCGAACGTGCGTGCGCGTGATGCGGCTTGCAACGTCATTGTTGCCAACGTAGCCGGTATAGATGGCCGGGCCAATCGTCGGCGTATCCGGGTAGACGCACACACGGAAACGGGGCGTTGTGTCGTTGTCGAAATAGGCAATCGTGCCGCCATTGCCAAGCCCGAACGCAAACCGCTCCGCATAGGTGGACTTCACCAACGCCTGCGGGCGCCCCGTCCCGGAGCCGAGGTCAGAAATGACCACCCCGCCCCACAATCCCGTCCGCACGTTGTACGGGTAGAGCTTGATCGTGTAATACGTCCCGCCCCCGACCGCTACGCCGTGCGTGGCGAACCAGACCACGCCTTCCTTTTCGTCAGCTACCGCGTTGCCCTTGTCGCTCGTGCGGAACTCGTCAACAATCGACGCAATGCCAACGCCGATGTTCTGCACGCTCTGGCCGTCGAACGAATAGAAGCCGGAGTTGTGGACGAAATACAGGCGCCCGTCGCACTCCGCTACCGCCTTCGGGTACGAACAGCCGATGTTGCTGCTCACCACCTGCCACGAGAACACATACGGGGGGCCGATGTACGTCCCCAAATAGATCGCGTTTTCCTTGAACGCAACGAACTTGTTGCCGTAGGCAACCAGCTCCGTAATCGCGCCCGGCGTATCCAGCAATCGCACGTTTCCGGCCTGCGTGGCCTGCGAGGGCGTCCACGTTGCCGGGTTGCGGATGCCACTCCACCACACCATGTCCGGGTAGACGTTCGATCCGCCATCATCAACGTCTGCCACCATGACAAAGTTGACGTTGGACGCGATGCGCGCCGCCTTCGGGGGGCTACCGCCAAGCGCCGTGAACCCTGCCCCGGTGCTTGATTGCGTGGCGACTTGCTTGGATACCGCAATGATCTGGTTGCCCCACGAGGCGGCCGACCAAGTGCCCGTCGAAGTCGTCAGCCCCGTCGCGCGGTTGGTGCGCGTGCTGTCGCTGGCGTATTCGTCAATGTCGTTCTTGCGGAACGCCAACAGGCGCACCGTGCCGTCCGTCTGCATGAACATCTGCCCATGCAAGATATCTTCGCCCGTCACGTTAAAGGACGTGTTGGCGTTCCCGTTGATCGTGCCCATGTTCCCGTTTTGCAGGGGCACAAGGCCATTGATGTACGAACAGGCGCCCGGATTAACGTCCCAATTAAGGTCTACGTCCGGTTGATGGTTGAGCCTGTAAACGCGGGGCATTAGATGACGTTCCGGTTAACCGGAATCCCCACTGACAAGAATTCATCGTTGTTCGAGGCCGACTCAATCTCGGCGATCACTTCCGCAAACGCGGAGCGCCAGCCGGCCGCACGCGCGTCGTCAGCAAGGCGGGCCGCGCCCAACGACAGACACCCAAAAAGATATGCGTCCGGGAACGCAGTGAGCAACCAATTGGTCGTCTGCGATCCCGACAGGGCCGGCACCGACCCGTAATAGATGCCGCGATAGGTATAGGTGCTATCCGGGGCGGGCCATACCTGCGTCGTCGTGCCGCGTACAACGTGCATGACCGGATACCCTACCGCGTTCGCGTTGTCGTACATCAACGCCGACCCCTCGGAATTCGCCGGCAATACCTGAATCGGCGTGTTGAGGATGGCGATTTGTTTCCACGCGAGCCAATCGGACGGATGCGTGATCGCCCCACCCGCGCTGACCGTCAGAGCGTTGTTCGTCACCAGCATCTGCCGCACGCGCAGGTTGCGGTTGAACCACGCCTCGGCCATGTCAATGTAGGTATCCAGCCCGCCGGACGTAACATCTTCCTCCCCGCGCCCGGTCCAGGCGGCGAGTTCCAGCTTTAGATTCGCGTAGGTATCAAGCGCCACGGTCGATCATCCAATCTTTGCGGGTCGGCCCCTTGTAATGCACGACGAAGCGGTTGCTTACGTCCTCGTCAGCGGTCCGGGGCGAGTAGTTGTACTTATCGACGGGCAGCTCTAGCACCTTGTAATGGCCCGTTTCGGCGGCTAGGCGCACGCACAGTTGATCGCCGAACCATCGCTGCACATCCTCGGGGGCGCTCTGGCACGTCTGGTAAGCCTCTTGCCAGAAGGCGCGACAGCGGGAGAACATAACCCCGGTGTTGTAGGGCATCATCTGCGACAGGTTGCGCCCTTCGTACATCAGGGGTCGCGTGCGGCGGGTAAGCGCCACGTCGAACCGCTTGCGGAACACGTCGGACAGGTCGCGCTGCACGATTACATCCGTGTCCAACACCAGCATTTGCTCGTCGCGCGCCGCGAGGTGCTGTAGCCGGTAGGTCATCAGGCGCTCCCCGTCGTAGGGCAACACCTGTACTTCATCCACGAGCCACGGCGTGTTGTTGTCCGTCATCTGCAACAGCCGAACCCCCGGCATTGCCTTGCGGACACTCTCAATCATCAACTCTGGGAGCGTCGCGTCCTCCCCGACGTGCAGAAAGGCGACGATCATTTAAGCTGCGGGTTCTTGAGATACTTCGATTGCGTCGGGTACTTGATGCGCCCAGGCTCCAACCGTCTCGCCGCAACGTATAGCGACTGCTCCGGGGGCACCGTGAAGCGCCCGGTGCGTGGGCACTCCGTCAACTTCGTGCCATCGCAAATGATCATCTGCTCAATCTTCCAGCCGTTCTGTGTGTACAGGTCGAAGTAGAACGTGGGCTGCGGACACACAAAGCCGTGGTTGAGCATATTCAGCGGCGGCGTGTGAAAGATGACGCCCCCGACCGCTACCGCGTTCGCCGCGTTCGCCGTCGCCGCCCAAAAGTTCGCGCAGTGTTCGGTTGTGCCGGCGTCTAGAACAAGGTCGAACTCGCCGAAATCTTGCGGGACGTTGAGATCAACCACGTCCTCCACGCCACGCGAGGCGACGATATCCACGCAACTAAACACTTCCGTTCCCATCTTGGAGAACGCTTCAACCGTCTCCGGAAGGGGGAACTGGACACCGTGCCACTTGCCGTAATCGCGTTCGGCAAACGTCCTGACGCCCCAAACCCGGTGCAGCTCGTCCTGCGAGCAAACAAGGTCGGGATACGCCAGTGACAACACCCGCTTTGCAGGCAGGAACGGCCGCAGCATCGCCAGCCCAAACGCCTTGAGGCCCACTACGCCGCCTCCCGCTTGAGAGCGCCGGTGAACTGGAAAATCACGTCCCGGCCGCTGGCGTCCACTTGCTCATACCCGAGGGCTTCCAGCAACTCCCGCGCCGTGGGGCACTTGTAGGAGTGCGTCAACGCCTTTTCCTCTATCTGCACGATGGGATGATCGCGGCAGAGCATTTCAGTCGCGCCGTTGAGGGCGAACCACTCGTAGCCCTCCACGTCCAGCTTGAAGTAACCGACACGGAACTGGCGCAGCGGCCGGAATTGGTCTAGCGGGATCATCACCACCGCCGCGCTCCCATCGCCGTCAACGTGCCAACACCCGCTGTTATTGCCGGGCGACAGTTTGATCGTCCCGTACTTGTTCCCGAGGGCCATCCGCTGACAATCAACGTTTTCCTTGCCGGCGTCCGTGATGTTCGCCAACAGGCACATATAGTTGACCGTGTGCGGCTCGAAGGCGTAGACCATGCGGAACTTGTCGGCCAAGTACCGCGACCACGAGCCAACGTGCGCCCCGGCGTCCACTGCGCAGTCCCACGATGTAACGTACTTCAGACCCGTATCCAGGTTCTTGCGCTCGAATACGTCGCAGCCGGCGAACACTCCGGCGAAGTACGCATCATCGTCGGGTATCCAGGTGTTGCCGAATTTCTTCACGCCTTGGCCGCTGCCGCCTGAATTTCCTGCAATCGCTTGGCGTGGACGGAGCCACCCATGAGCGCCGACCAGGGCACCGTGGCACAAGCCATCTTCATTTCATTGGCCCACTCGTCCACATAGCCCAAGATTTGCGTTTCGGGGAAGGCCGGGACGCCCATCGTGTAGTGCAGCAGCAGGGCTTCCGGGTTCGGCTCGTCGTAGCCGATGCAGTGATTCCATTCCTTCGGCAACTCGCCCACTTCACCCCAATCCAAATCCTGCGGGCGACCGTTGTCGATAAAGTCGGGCGTGAGCTTGCCGCACTCCTCGCAGTTGAACAGCATCAGGCTAGGCCATTCAAACCGCAGCTTGTTCTTCACTACCTGCACGGCATACTTGGGATCGTGCAGCGCGAACAGGTCGGCCACGTCGCCAAGCATAATCATGTCGGCGTCAAGGAACAGGGCCACGCCCCGGTAATCCATGAGCCAGGGCACGATGTAGCGCGCGTAGGAGAAATCAGTCAGGCCGCGCCGCTTCACTGGTAGGGTATCCAGCAGGAGCGGTGTGATCGACACCGGCTTGCTTGCTCGTGCTTCGATTGACGTCCGCAGTGCCGTATAGGCTACCGGGTGTCTCCGGTCTACTCCGATGAAGATTTGGAGAGGTTGCATTTCACTCTTAGGTCGCCCGCGATTTCCTGCACTACCCGGCCCCAATCCGATCCGCGTTGACGGTAGAGCCTCACACTGTCGTACCAAACCTTTTTGCTGCCCGTCAGTCCGTAGCGCCAATGCGGCTTGCTAGGGACCATCGTCCAACACTCTTTGCCAAGCCCGCCGGCACAGTCCACAACGGCGGTCGTAACCGAAATCACCAGATCAAGTTCCGCTACCAGCGCCGCCACTTCGTCATAGTCGTTCGCCTGCGCCGCCCGCGCCCAATGCGTTACCCGAATGCCGTGTTTCTCCTCAAATTCCGCAATCTCGTCAAAAGGATCACGGTATTGCAGAGATACGAACGAACAGCCCGGCACTTCAAAAAGCGGGGCCAGCGTCTCCAACGACAACGACCGCCGATCCTTGAACGTGTTGGGTAGCCCGCCCGTCCACGCAATGCCGACCTTGAGGCCGGGTAACTTGTCCAACAGCACCCGCCATTGCTCGCGGCGGTAAGGGTCGGCCACGAGGAACGGCTTGCCGGGGAAACTTTCTTTGGTGCGCCGGTACTTCCACGCCAGCGAGCCTATGAGTGCGTGGTAATCCCACTCGCGCCCCGTTGTCCACGTCGCTACCTTGTCGTTCTTCGTGCCGTGGATTTCCAGCTCGGGGAATGACCGCTTAAGCAACCCCTCTAGCCGGCGGTCGCACTCCAACGTAATCAGGTTTTCCTGCATCGCGTCGGGTAGGATGGACGCGAACGATAGAACGTCGCCAATCCCCTGCTCCTCCCGCACGATCAAACTGCCGCCCGTCTCGCCCCGCCATCGCGGCTCGCGGTTGTAGGTGAATTCCTTGCGATACTTGGAATGGCCGATCATTTCCTCGTAGCCGTCCCAACCCTCCGCAAAGTTCCCCTTCATCAGATTGGCATAGCCCCGGCTTTCCAACACGTCCGGTTGCTGCGGATCAATCGCCAATGACATATTGGCGTAGCGGATCGCCTCGTCCGGCTGGCACCGATGCACCATCACCAGGGCCATATTGTTCATGGCCGATTTGTTCTGCGGGTCGATCTTCAGCGCCTTGCGCAGCATCGCCTCGGCCTCGTCCAGGCGCCCCGGCACTGCTGCCGCGCACATGCCGGCGTTATTCCAGCAAGCCGCCTCCGAGGGCTGCAATTGCGCGCACCGCTTGTTGATCGTGTACGCCAGCCCGAAACGCTCGGCCTTCATCAGAATGCGCGCCGCCGTGAACATCGCCGGCACATACTCGGGATCGACGTTCAATACCTTGCTGCACAACGCCATCGCGGCGTCAGGATCGTTCGCGGCGATCAAATGCTCGGCCCGGACAATCAATGCTTCCCTCTCCGATGGCGTCATTGATGGTGCTTGGTCGTGTACTTCAAGAACTTGTATTCCGGCTGATTCGCTTTCTTGTTGTATTCCTTGGCATCGAACAACGGTATGCCTTCCTCAACGTGCCACTTGAGCATCAGGGAGTTTGGGATATGCGCATAGCGCCACCAATCCTCTTTGATCCCTTTTTTCGTAAAGTCATCGTCGTTCGCCAACGCCTTGCACACGTCAACGGCGCCCGACACGTCCCGCGTGTGTTCGTAGAAAATCCGCGTTTCCTTGTTGATCGGGTCGTATTCGTGATACGTCTCAATCCCGGTAAACGGATCGTAGTCAATGAGTCGTTTCACAACGGCCACTCATATCCACAACCATCGCATTCATAGCGGTTATCTTGTTCGCATCCGCAGTTGGGGCAGACCGGCCCAGGCGGACCAGGGTCGCCATAGACGGCCACAAACTCATCCGCCATTTGTTCGGTGTCGATCATGGAGAAACGGGGGAGGAGGGTCGCCCCTCCCCCGTCGTCAGGGTTACAGCGCCGGATTGATATCCGTCACCTTGCCGCTCGCCTTCTCATTGCGCGAGATGAGCGTATATTCGCCCTTGATTTGCTTCTTGTCGGAATCGCCCGTCTTCGCGAGGTTCACCGATTGGAACGGACGCAGCTCGCCAATCGCCCAATAGTCCATGTCGAGACAGAGTATGTTCTGGTCGCGCATGAACCGATTGGGGATGATGGCGTGAACGCCGAAGTTGGACACGTAGGTGTCCGCACCGCTGACGATGGTCGCCTGCTTGTCGCCCGTATCGCGGTACTGCGTAGCGATGCCTGCAAAGCCGCTCACCTTGTTCTTCGTCGCCGGCCCGACCATGAGAATCTTCGGGTCGCCGCCTTGGGTGAACGTGGCTTGGATGATCCTCTTCAGGAGCGTTTCCGTCGCCGTGCCCGCCACCGTGCTGTCGGTCGGGGCCGCAACCGTGCCGGACGAGTAGCCCGGAGTCGTTTGCGCCGTGCCCGTACCGGCCGAGGTCTTGTTCGTGGCGAGCCACGATTCGACCGAAGCCATCAGCGCCGCCGAGGCGGACGAGCCGGCCGTCGAGGCTTGGTTACGAACCGCCGCGTATTCCAGGTCGCGCTTGAGTTCCTTCGACCGCTTGGCGACTTGGTAATCGAACTCGTCATCGCGGCCGGCGTGGTCCACCGCGCGCTGCGTCTCGGACACGCTCACCGTCTTGGCAAGGATTTGCGTGTAGTTGCGCAGGCGAACGGACGGGACGGCCGTATTCACGGTCGCGTCATCGCCCTGCACTTGCGCGTTCGACGCGGCATCCGCGAGCGCGTCGGTCTGCCATTCGTGCATCGTGGCCTTGACCTTGGTGCGCTTCGCCTTGCTCGTGAACGGCGTTTGCGTCGGGGAAATGTTGAAAATCAGATTCGACAGATCCTCGCGGTTGCCGACCGCTTGGAACGTCTGGAAAGTGCCACTTGGGACAGACATGGATCACGCACCTTTCTGGTTGCGCGCTGCCCGCATTGCAGCGACGATAGACTCGTCTGACGAGTCTGTGCGTAGCTGCCGCACGGCATCGCGTACTGTTTTCTGCGATGCGCCCGGAGGCGCGGTCTTGTTGCCCGGTTTGACCACAGGCGGGGCGGACGCGACTTGTTGCTTGACTTGCTGACGGCCCGAAACGATTTTCTGGTACTCGGCCAGATGCGAGAGGGCAAGAATCACACGAGCGTCCGGTGTACTCCGCAACTCCTCGTCGCTGAACCCGTAATGCTTTCCGACCGCTGCCAGCTCGTCTTTGCGGGACTCGAAATCCGGCACGAGCTGCTTGGCGATGGGATAGTTGCGGGCCGTTTCTGCCGCCAAGGCTTGCGCCTGCACAGCCTCCAACACTCGTGGGGCTTGTTGCAGCGCCGTCCCTAGGTTCTGGAGCTTGTCCAGGTTCTCCCGGGCCTCTAGCCTTAGCTTGTTGTGGAGCAAGGGGTCGCTGTCGTACAGCGCGTCCCAATCCACCTTTTGATACTGTTCCATCTTTTGCCGCGCAGCGTGGAACTCGGCCAAAACCGGACCCATCTGCTGCACGACGGCATACGCCTGCTCATTGACCGTGCGGGCCTCACTGATGGCCTCACGCTCGCGGGCAAGTTCCGCCGTTTTCCTGCTGTAGTCTGCCTGGCGTAGAAGGGCGCCTTCTAGGGCTTTGGGAACCTTGTAGGCTTTGCCATCCTCGGCCGTGAATTCGACCAATTCCGGTGCCGGTTCCGGCTGTCCCTCGGCGGGTTCCGGTTCCGGCTGGCTTTCGTCCCCTGCGGCTTCGGCTTGCTGCGGTTCGGGTGACTCGTTGAGTTCTTCCCCGCCATCCTCCGTCATAAAACGCCGGAGGGATTCGCCGATGCTCGTGTCATCAACTTCTACTGTCGTCGGGTTCAGCGGTTGCTGATTGTCCGTGTCCATTGCAGTCCTGTGGTTGTCCGACCTTTGCCCCGGAGGCTATCTACCAACCTAGGGCGCCCCTGACCCGCTCGCCCATCCGACGGCGGATCATTTCGCGGGCGAGGTCGCCACCCGCAATGTCCTGATGGATTAAATCGCGCAGACGGCGCAAGTTCTTCACCGTCCGCAGCAATTCATCCTTCGTGTGCTGATCGTGCATGTTCACGTCGGCCAAGAGGTTGAACAGGTCAGCCTCTACCGCATCGAACTTCGGCCCCAAGTACTCCAATGCAAGGCCGGCACGCTCGCCCTGCACTACCTCTGCTGCCAGTTGATCGCTCACAGAATCCCCATTGCCAGCAACGTAGCTACGTCGTCGTCCTCTTCCTCTTGCCGCTGCCATTCTTCAATGGCCCGCCGGTAGATATCGGCAATCGCGGCGTTGGCGGCGTCAATCTTTGCCTGTAGCTGCTGCGCCCAAACGTCCCCGAAGTCAGGCTCGCGCAGGGCGATATGCGGGGCTGCGGGCAGCGCAGTCTTGGCGGGGGCATATGACCCCTTACGCTCCTGCTGCGCCTTCCTGACGGCCGTTTGCGCGGTTTTCTGCGCCTTGTTGCGCAAGCGGGCAAGGATCGCCTCGGCCTCGCGCTGACTTGCGACCTCGTAATACTTGCCCTCGACCTCTAGAAACTGTTTGCGCCGACGACGCCGGCTACTGCCGCCCCCCGCGCCGGATTGTGTGGTCGGCTCCGGTGTAGCGGACCCCTCGGACCCCCATCCGAGGAAGTTGGCCGCCCAACCCTGCCAGTTGAGCATTGCCATTGCTTAGACCTTGCGCCATTCGTCCGTGCCGACCGCGCCCGTCCCTTGGATTGCCGTGTCATTGACGTACTGAATGTTCGCGTCTACTTGGCCGGCGACGGTAAACGTCAGGCTGTCGGTCTTGGTCTTGATCGCGCCCACGTCGCTCGCCGTCAGGCCGGTGACACTACCGACCGCGCCAGTAACGGACGCCACACTGCCGGTCACGCTGCCCTGCACGCTCGCCACGCCCTCACCGAACGAGCCGGCGGCGACATGGCCTGCGCGAGCCTCATCCCACACCGCATCGGCGTTCTCGGCGGCAGTCGGCAGTGCGTCGAGTTGCGCGTCAAGGTCCGCCGCAGCGAGCCCCACCGCAGCCCTGGTTCCGGCAGCGTCGAGCGGCGCGGTGTAGGAGGCCGCTGCGAGACGCGAGGAAATCGTCGCGTTGATGTTGTCGACCAGGAGCTTCCCGATACTGCCGACTGTGGTGAGGGCGCTGGTCAGCGCGTCCCAAATGGCCTGCACAGCCGCCGCCGACATGGCGCCCACGCTGGAATCCATGCGGCCACCGACGAGCGCGGCCGGGATGCGCGTCTGGATGTCGTTGGTGTCGGTCTGGATGCTGGCGGTTTCGGCCTTGATCGCTGCCACGTCAGCCGAAACGCTTGCGCCGGCCGGCGCGCCCAAGCGGGCGAAGCTGTCTCCGGTCTGCGGGAAGGACGGGTAGAGCTGCACCGTCACGCTCACCGCGCTCGAATTGACGAACGTGAACGCAACGTGATCGTAGTTCGTTTCGGCCTGCGCAGGCGCGTATGTCCAGAACCCCTGGCCCTCGTGCGTGCAGGCGCCGGACCCAACCGAACCGGCCGCCTGCGTGCCGCCATCTCCGGTGACGTAGACGGTGGTGGTGCCGGTGGTAACGGCAGAACCGTCCGTCTTGCTGACTAGCTGGCACCCAATGATCTGCGAGCCTACGTTTTTCTTCATGCGAGCACCGCCGAGTTAAGCACGACATTTGAGTTCGCCGCCCACGACGCCTGAAAAGTTGGCTGCGACGCGGAGACGTATTCCGGCGCCCATCCCTCGTCTGCGTGCCAGAACGACCACGGACGCGCGGCCATTTCGGCGAGTTCCTGCCGCTTGAGTTCGCGGCCCCAAAGCGCGCCCCAAAACGCGGTGCCGACGAGCGTCCCGAAAAGGCCTATGATGGATCCGAGGAACGGCGCGCAATAGTCGCCCCACGTCGTGCCGGTCAGCGACGTCGCTTGGCCGACGTAGGCGCCGTCTAGCCACAAGCGCCCCGTGCCTGCGCCGTCATAGGTGACGGCGACGACGTGCGGCCGGTTCAGGCGCAGCGCGCCCGCCGAGCCGCTGATGGTGCCGCCGCCGATGGCACCGTAGACGGTGCCATCGCCATACCGCTGGCCGACGAAGTACCCGTTGGCGCCGTTGCTGTTGCCGGCGAATCCGGAGGTCCCCGAGTACGACGACAACATGACCAGCGCCGCGTAGGAGTGCGGGCCGGTGGTCAACTCCCAGTCCGCCCACGCGCGATAGGTCGGCGTGTAGACGCCATTGGAGCCGGTGAGCTTGCGCCCGACGCCGAACTCGGTCTGCCACGTCTGCCCGCCGACCGTCAGCGGTCGATGCTTGACGCGCTCGGCGTAGGTCGCCCCGTCCGGGGCCATCACCCCGACGAGACCGTTGAACAGCCCGGCCCTCGAATTCAGACCGAACCCGACACCGGGCGGCATCAACCGGGCGTCACCACGCGGCACGGCTTACCTCGCGTCGCCGTAGATGATGGTGTAGTTGAGCGCGTTGCCCGACGACGCGATGGTCGCGCCGCTGTCGTTGAAGACGATGGGCTTGATGTGCTTCGGAACGTAGCCGAGTTTCGACCGCACCGAGAACGCCCGCCGCTGCAACGTGCTGTTGGTCAGCAGCGGCAGCGCCCCGAGGAATTCCAGGTTGGGTTGATCGGTCGTCGTCGTGCCCGAAGTCGGGCCGGTCGAGAAGTTCGTGCCGTCCATCGACACCTGCGCGAACAGCAACGCCTGCTTGTTGCCCGACACCGTGCCCGGCGTCAGCTCCAGCTCGATGATCAGGTCGAGCGGCGCGGCAGCGGAACCGACCAGCGCGGACAGATCGACCGCCGTCGCCGCGACATAGGTGACATTGGCGAGCGAGTTGAGGGTGATCGTGAACGCGGTGCGCGTTCCGAACAGAGAGCCGAATGCGGTGGGCATGGCGGTCTCCCTGTTACGCCGTCAGCAGCGGCACCGCCGCATCGACCGCGGTTTGCACCTGCGCGTCCGTCGCGCCCACGATCTGCGCCAGCGTCGCCGCGCGATTCTGCGCGAGGACCGACCACAGCACGGCGCGCTGGCCCGTTTCCGGGTCGTCAAAGATCGCCTTGGCCCACGCCTTCTGCGCCGCGGTCGCGCTGCCGTTGGCGCGAATCGCGTCGGCCGCGACCACGCACGCGACGCGCACGCGCGCAACCAGGGCGCTGTTGCCCGAAGCCTCGATCAGTTCTGCATACGTCGCCATTATCTAGTCCTTTCGGTCCTTCGTTACAGAGCTTTGAGCAGCCAGAGATGGGTCTGCTGCCGCCCGAACACCGAACCGCCGAACGCGATGCGTCCATCGGGCAAGGAACAGATCGAATTGCCAATGAAGTTGCCGTAGCTCGGCACCTGCGTGTCCGTCGCCCACGAATCCGCCGCTGGCGTGTAGACGTGGATGCCGCGTACTTCGCCGTCGGGGCCGGTGGTGAACGGCCACACCACCTTGCCGTGCGACGCGGCCGGGCGGATTTCGAGGTCGCGCATGTCGGGTCCGTTGACCGGCGGCGGGGCGCACTCCGTCACCGCCAGCGTGTCGAGATCCACGCGCAGCATCAGCGGCTTCTGGCCGGCACGTTCACCGTTCGTCCGGTAGCCGATGATGTACGCCGCGCGCCCGATCTTGACCGGCTTCGAGCGCGAGAAGTAGGCGGCTGGCGCCGCAGAGTCGCGCACGACCGAGAACGTCACATCTTCGAGCTTGGTGGCAGCCACCACGTCCCAGCGCCGGATCACGAAGGCACCCGCGCTGTCGCCAAGCGCGAGGATGTGTCCGCGCTGCTCGTCGTAGATGCCGCCGTACAGGCAGCCGGTGCTGGAATACATCGCGTCGAACAGGCGGCGATCCTGCTCGTAGGTGTTCGTCACCGGGTCGAACCACCAGAACCCGCGCGAGAACGCGCGAATCGGGGCGTCGGTTGCCTCGTACGGGTAGTAGCTTCCCGGCCACAGCAGAAACTTGCCGACGCTCTTGACCCACTCGAAACCGGCGCCGTCCTGCAGTGCGTGGGGAGCCGGCACGTCCGGGTAGACCGGGCCGGCGTGATCCAGCCGCCAGGTGCCGTCGGCGAGACTCATGCTCCACGTACCGTCGGTCGCGCTGTGCGTCCAGTCGCCGCCGCTGACGTACACCCGCGCGCCGTCGCCCGCCATGTTCGTGTGCTTGCTGCTGCCGTTGCTGCTGAACGGAGCGGACGTACCAAGCGCCGGCAGCGGAAAGGACGTGATGCGAACAAGCGCGCCTGTAGGAGGCGGCACAGGAGGCGGCGGATCGTTCGGGGCTGGCGGGGGCGGCGTGGGGTCGTCAAAGTGACCCCCAAGACAGCCGCCACACTTCCGATTTCGCGCTTTGCACGTCCACAACAAGCGTCGCGCTATCCCCGTCTGATACTAGGTTGTTGCAACACATGACGGACGCCGTTGGGACCACGTCACCGGCCGCCAGCCCTGGCCCCTTCGACCAGACCAGCGTCGCCAAGTCCAGCACCCATGTCTGCCGCAACGTCGTTCCGCTCGCGGCCCCAACCATGCCCGTCTTTCCGCACCACGCAACAAGCACGTTTCGCGGTTCAACGAGTGTTGCGACTATGCCTAGCGTCGTAGGAGCATCCCCGGTGGTCGTGTGCTGCTGCCACGTCCCGTTAAGCGGACACGTCCAATAGCCGTTATCGTTCGCGAGCGTCCAAATTGTTCCGTTCGGGCGAATGCCGCTTCTGGCGTAGGTCAGTCTCGGCGATTCTTCCTCTGCCAAGCCGTAGGACGTCTGGCGCGTGAATTGCGGAGCCGGCGAACCTCCGTAAGAACTCACCGCACCGGTAGCGAGATTGCGCCTGACGGTGGGCCGATTCGACCACCCGCCGACCGAGTACAGATAGCCCGCGTGATATAGAAGCGCCGAATCGCCGCCACTGAAAGGCGTCGGATAGTCGTATGTGTAGAGCTTCGTCGCCGGATCAAAGCGCAATTCGCCCGGCTGCGAGTACGCGACCGGCGCCCCGGCGCCAATCCACACGCACCCGCGATCCGCGTCATAGCAGGCGCCATAGTTCTCGCGCGAGCCAATGTCGTACCCGACGCCTGACAACGTGTGCGTTTTCTCAAACGTGTTCGTTGCCGCCCGGAAAATCCATGAGCCATGATCGGCCGACGAGTTCGGCCCCCACGCCATCCACACGTCGCCATTAGGCAACGCGACGGGGCGGCGGAAGTACGGGGAGAACGAACCGCCCGTCGCCAGCTTCGTCCAGGTCAGCGTCCCACTAGGCGGGGGAGGCGGAGGAGGCGGCGGCGGGGGAGGATCGCCCGCGTTGTCAAATACCGCGACCGTCAGGCCCGGTGCATAAACGTGAATCACGCGAGGGCCGCTACCGCCGTTGCAATCTTCGCCGCCAGGGCATCCCTCGCGGCCGTCATGGCCGACAGGTCAGCCTGCAATTGCGCCACAAGGGCCGATTGATCTACCGGAGGATCGCCGTCAACGACGACCACTTGCAGACCCGCAGGCTTGTAAATCGTGATATCCGCCATCAATGCACTCCGTTAATCTTGCCCTGATCGTCGCGTCTGACTTGACGCACCTTGTTCCCAATCTTAACGCCCGCCACACGGCCATCCGGCCCGCGCACAACCTCGCGGGGGGCGTTCGACATTTCGTGCAGCTCCTTGACCAGCGCGGCCATAGACTTCGTTTCGTTCGCCGTGTCGGCGACAGGCTGCGTCCGCATCCCCTCGACGTGCACTTGCGTCTGCGCGTTGAACTCGGTTTCCCAACGCTTGAAGGCGTATTCCGTCTCCAGCTTGAGCATGTCCAACGCCGCCTTTTGCTTATCCAGTTCGGCCTGCCGCGCGTCGTTCGCCGCCTGCACTTGCAGCGTCATCTGCATTTCTTCGCGCTTCAACGCCGCTTCGCGCTCGGCCTGACGTTCCTTGGCCGCCGTCTCGGCCGCGAGGCGTTGCGCCTCTAGCTGCTGCGTAGCCGCGAACTTCTGCACGTCCGCCTGCTGTTCGGCCTGTTGCTTGGCCTGATCCGTCTGCGCCTTGATCTGCGCCACTTGCACGGCAGGATCGGGCGGCGGTTGCGGCGGCTGCCAGTTGTCGGGCGGACGCGACCAGAATTGATCTGGGTCTTTGAAGCCAGACAGACTCGCAATCTTGGCTTGCAGGTTGTAGATGTTCTTCGGGGTGACCAGAACCCCCATTCCGCCGTTCTGCGCCGCCATCGCCTGCGCTTGGGCCATGTTGTTGAGCAACATCAGTTGCTCGGCCTTGTTGCCCAAGCCAAGCCCGACATTGATGCTCATGTCGTACTCGTTCTTCCACGCCTCGGGATGAATGGCGGTGTACGAACCCGACAGGCGCACGATCTTGGGCTGCGTCTGGTACTTGCCCAAGAGCCACAAAATCCCCCGGAACAACTCGCGGAAGCCCGTCTCGGCGAATACGCGGGCAATGAGTTCCGTCCGCGCCTGCGAGCGATTGGCAACGATGGTCGCACTCGTCGCCGTCTTGTTGATCGCGTTGTCGGGCAATCCCTGATACTGGCGATTGACGGGAGAACGCCCCTCCAACTCTTGTTCGATGAACTCAAGCATCGGCAGCGCCGCATCGCCGACATATGGCGTAACCATCGGCGTGACCGCGTTCTGGCCCTTGACACGCACCGGGCGCCCCGGCCCCGGCTCTAGCAGGTCGGCATAGGTCGTCTTAGTGACCAGCCCCTCAATGACCTGTTGACGCGGGTAGAGAGCCGCGTACAGGCTGTCCATTTGTAGACGCCAGAGGGCAGACTTAAGGAGCTGCAAGTCCATCACGTCATCTGCGACGGACACGCCGTAGAACTCGTGCGGCATGAGCTTGGGCGTCAGGACCGCGAACGGGATGCGGTCCGTCTTTTCGATCCCGCCTAGCACCACGTCGCCGACCTTGAACACCTTGACGAGCTCCGCGATCCCGTCGCCGTCAATGTCAAGGCGCGTGTAAACCTCGGCTAGCACAACCTCGCGCAGCATGGGATCGTTCCCCTCGCTGTCGTTGTTGTTCAACTCGCTGTCAACGCGGTCGGCGCGTGCCTGCGCCACGTCGTTGTCAACCGGCCCATGCGCCTCGCCCGAGGGCAGGTCGAGCGCCTCGGCGACCGAACACAAGCCCATGTCAACGAGGTCAGAAAGCGTCTTTTTGACCTCATGGGCGCACATAGGCAGCGCCTGCACGTCCGGGCCGCGCGCCTTGACGGATACCAGGAACTCGTCAGGCGGCACGGACTCAATGCAGACATGGCCGGCCGTCACTTTCTTGCGGACAGTGATATCGACCGGCACTTCGGGCGGAGGGGTGGCAGGCATTCCACCTGCCTGGGCCATACCGCCGGCGGAGGAGTCCGATGGCTGGCCTTGCACGACGGGCGGTGCCGTCGTACTCAATACAACGTCAGGGCGCGGAGTCGCGGCTACCACTTCATAGCCGTCCGCGATCAGCATCTGCACCTGATCGACCGTCAGAGCCTCATAGCTCTTTTCTTCTACGTCAACGCTTTCTTCCCACCAATACTTGACGACACCCGTCTTTTGCAGAAGCCCGTCTTTGATCCAATCGTGGATCAACGTAAAGCCGTTGTTGTCGCTAAAGATGACGTGGTTGCAGGTTTCGGTCGCCTGCTCGGCCAGCTCGACATGCTCGGGGCGCCGGGCGACGAACTCGACCACCTTATCCCCGCCGCAGAAGATGCGCATCATGTCTGGCATGAGGCTGTCTACAACCTCCATGACCAACTGACTGACTACGCGCGACTGCCCCGGAACCTCGTTGCCGAATTCCTTCCCGAAATAGTAGTCATAGGCAAGCTTGCGCTCGGTGCCAAGCGTGCCATCCCGCTGCGCGCGGGCAAAGTCAAGCTCGGAGTCGATGGCGGCGACAACGTCCTCGTCCGTCATCTTGCGCGGTTTTGCCATTAGCCTAGACCACCCATCGGAAATTCATCGGCAGCGGCTTGTCTGCCGCCTCCTCGTCGCGCAGGGCGATCGCCGCCATGCGAAAGCTATCTGCTCCGTGACTTGCCCAATCGTGGACCGGCGTCGATTGCAACTCGCCCGTCCGTGTGTTCTCGTCGCGCCGGTAGTTCTGTAGGCAGTCCCGGCCGCGAGCGGTGCGCTTGTCGTCGAACCACGCGCGCTTCAAGAACATCCGCGTTGCTTCGATCCCGTCGTCAAGCGATAGCTTGGGACAGACCTCGGCCATCACCCCGAGGCTTTGCAGGATTTCGAGGCGGCTTCTGCCAGTCGGCTCCGAAATGTCAACAACCTGGACGTCGTGTGGCAGAATATGCCGCCCATACGTATATGGTTTGCCCTTGAGGACGTTGACATAGTGGCCGAGGAATTCGCCGCTTGCCTCGTAATAGTCCACAACGCGGGCTTTACCCTCGTGCATCTGGATGAACCAAATCGCCGTGCTGTCGTTATGTCCCAAATCCCACGCCGTATGCACGGGCAGCAATGGCTCCCAAGCGACCTCGCAGATGCGTCCCTGCTCCCTGACAAACGCCATCTCCTTGGCATAGACAGCCCCCCGGACGCTGGCCTCGAACGAGCATTCGAACTCTTGCGCATAGGCGTCCTCGCTCATCATCCCGCGCAGGCGTTCCAACTCCTCCGCATCTATGACGCCCGTCTCGCTCGCCTTGTACGTCGCAAGGTGCCAGTTGGGGCTAGCCTCGGCCTCGTTGCGCAACTCCCAAAAGCGATTTCGCCCGTTCGGGGTGCCGATGAACACCGCCCACCCCTTGCGGTCAGTGAGCGCCGGGAGCAAGACTTCATCCCAAGTGCGCCCCTGCATCAGCCCGAACTCGTCGGCGACCACGCCATCGAAGTACAACCCCCGCATGGCGTCCGGGTTGTCCGCCCCGAACAATCGCACCTGACCGGCGTTGGGGAAGTCCACCCGCAGCTCGGACTCGTTGGCCGTCATGCCCGGCACGGCCCGGCTGTAGTGCTTGAGGTAGTCCCACGCTATTGCTTTGGCCTGCCGGAACGTGGGGGCAACGTACCCAAATCGCGGGCGTTGCAGTCGGCACGTCAATGCGCCCTTGATGAGCTGATTGACCGCCAGCACCGTTTTCCCGAACCGCCGATGGCAGACCAGGACGCCGAAACGTTTCTGGTCTAGCGCCTCATGTACCGCCAATTGCAGCGGGCGCGGCGAGTACGGGATAACTATTTCTGTTCCGTCGCCCAACGGAACACAGCTTCTATCGGCCCACCCTCGGCGCCGGCAATCTGTTGCACCGCGCGGCCGTCCATGCGGTCAGCAATCTCGCGCCAAGCCTTTTCTTCGCCCTCTAGCGCCTTGTCGATCACCCGCTCGGCGATCTTGTCGAGCGTTTGGCGGAAGTCGCCCTCGGCACGGCGAGCCATCGCACGTTTAAGCGATTGCTCCCATTCCTTCGCCTTCCCGGCATTCTGGTTTCCTAGCGGCGCCGCCATTAATTTAACCCGGACAAGGTTGAATACAAACGAGAATGATTCGCATTAAAGATCGCACATAAGGCAATCCAATTGCGAACGATTCTCAACAACCACGATTCTTGAGCAACCGCTCCACGCGCCCCAGGAGCTGCCCCTTGTGCTGTGGCGTCTTGGGCTTTTTGCCGAGCGTCGAGGGCGCTGCCTTCGTCTTTTGCTCTGGCACTTCGGCTTTCTTGTCTTTCACCCGCACTCCCCGCCTAAACCATGACATGATTCTTTGCGCCTGAAGCGCCGCCCGTAGCGCGATGTAACTCCATCGCCAGCCAACGCCTTGAGGGATCGGCCTGCCTTCGCGTTCCCAACGGGCGTGCAAATAGAGGACAATCTGGCCCATCGCAATTAGATCATGGATTAGGGGCTTGATAGCAGTTATAGCCGAGCGCCGCAGACAGGGCCGAAGCGTCTAGCCCCTTGCCGCCCCGATCTGCCCGTCTGCGCCTGCGCTCCTCGGTCGCTGCAAGCCGCGCCTTGATCGTGTTGGGGTGCATCCCCCGGCGCGTTCCTGGTATCTCGACCCGCCCGCCTACAGGCGTCCAACGCGCCGTGTAGCCGTGTCCTTCGCTCCTGACGTAGCCCCACACGCGCAGGGCCGTTAGCGCGTTGCCGACCGTGGTCAGGCCCAGCCCGGTCGCTTCGGCTATCTTGGCCCGCCCGATGGGTTCCCCGGCATCCCAAACGGCATCGTAGACTCGCTTTGTAACTTTGCTCACGTCGCATCCCTCCCGACAACCTCCTGCACCATCCGCACGGTTTCGGCGTAGCCGGCGATATCGGTCAGGTTGTCCCTCTTGTGCCGGTTGCACTCGCGCGACAACTTGACCGCGATCATGCACAGCCCGACCTGTTCCGGCTCGACCGGCACCCCCAGGATGGCCGACCACATCGCGGCCGTTCGGGAGAAGTCTGCATACGGGTGCCCGTAGGACTGCTGCCTGTCGCCATGCACCAATCCCTGCGCTTCGGTAAGGATGGAGTTGTCGGAATCGCTCATGGGTCCATGTAGGTAACGGGAATGTTGACCGCCCGAGCGGCGGCAATCTCGCGGCACACGCCTTTGGACGCCCGCCAACCGGGGAGCATCAGGACATAGAGCTGCGAGGCGGATTTGAGGATTGCCAGGTCCTGCCGCATCCAAAACTCATGGTCTAGCCGCGCCTCGGGCGTCAGGTGGTCGGCAACGTAGTGCGAATGGACGATGGGGCTAAACACGGACAGCCCGGAGCGCATTAGGCTCGCCGCCGCCTTGCACGCCTCCGTCACCCGTTCGTCAATGCTCTCCCCGTTGTGCGGCGTGTATGGGGATGCCAGGTAGACGAAGCTCATTCGTCCTCGCCTCCCTGTCGCTCATCGACCGCACGCTCGAATAGCAGGGCATAACTCGCCGCCGAACGGGCGTACATGGCCGCATCCTCCCATCGCCCCGATAGCGCCGCAGCGTGCGCGGCCTTCATGTCCATTGTCATCAGGATGTACGCTTCACCCCAATCCACTTACGCATCTCCGTGGATTTCTTCGGGATCGGGCGGCACAACGGGCACCGGGGCCGGCCGGCGGTCGTTGACGACCTGCGCCACGAACTCCAACGCCTCGTTGGACAGGTAGATATAACCCACCATCCGCTCGCCCGATAACAGCGTCAGGAAAGCGCCGTGGTTGTCGAACGACAGTTCAAAGCTACTGTTCATCGTCCCTCCTAAACTCGCCTAACTTTCTTTCTTAGCCCCGGTTGAGCAACGTACTCCCGTTCATAGTCGCGCCGCCCGTATGTCTTGCCCGTTACCTTGTCCTCAATGATCGACACCCGGCCGCCAAAGACGCTCTTGTATTCGTCCACGAACGCAGCGAACTCCGGTTCCCGCTCCCGCAGCGCCGCCAGCTCTTGCGCTACCGTCGTCGCCCGCTTGCCCTCGCGCTGCCGGGCAACCTCGGCCATCCGGAGGGCGCGCTCGACTATTTCCACGAGTCCTTACGCCCAAAACCAGTTCATCCTTCACCACGTCAAAGGTGCCATCGCCCTTGTCGATCAACGTCTGCCGGCGAATGCCCAAGCGCCCGACCGCTAGCAGGTAAACCACGAACAGGGCGAACACGACCGTAGCCGCGCCGATCACTTCAAGGGCCAGTAGAAGATATTCGATCAATGCAACCCCTCGTTCGCCTGCGCCTGCTCCATCATCGTCAGGCCAACCGCCACGAGCTGCGCAAAGCCCTTGACGACCTCGGGCGCCACTTACCGGCCCAGAGACACGACGAGTTCGACAAAGACGCTATTCATCGCCGCCCCGAATTGCGCCCAGTTCCCGGTCGCATCGGCCTCCTGCCAAATGGCCTTGAGCTTGGCCCGGTAGTCATCGGCGATCCGCTCCCAATCATCAAGCTGCCTTTCCATCGGACCCCCGTATCCGCTCGCTCAACCTTTCCCGGAACTGCGCCATTGACTCACCAGGACGGGCCGACAGCCCCAACGCATGACCCTGCTGAATCGTCCGCTCGTCACTCGTCCACCACGCATTAACGACCGTCTGCGGCCGAACCACGGCGGGCGCTTTCTTCAACCAGTTATCCACAAACCGCCAGAGGTTCGCCGGTCGCCGGGCCGGATACCGCAGCAACCACAAACGGGCGCGCAGCAATTCGGCCATCACGTCCCGCGTTGCCCACTTCGATTGCAGCGCCGAAATCATTTGCGGGTCGAATACCAAATCCCCATTTCTTCCTGTCAGTACAACCTCTGCTATTTCTGACATTTCGGTATCCTCCTGTCCCTAGATCACGAGCCTTTCGGACGGACGACCCCCCACCCGAACGAGCGGGAAGCCGTGTCTGTCCCTGAGTCAGTCACCCTCGGAACGTCTGCCAGACTGTTCTGTGAACACACCTTGCGGTGCCCCCGCGCGCTCTGGCATCTGACACCCACGCTGCCGCCTGCGGGACGTACTTGCGGCCCTACGCCTCGTCTCGTTCGGTCGGTTGACCCTTCCCTGTTGACGAAGCGCCGATGATTAGCAACGCATCGGCTACGTTGTTTGCTATGCACGCCTTACCCTGCCAGCGGGCGTGCCATGCCTTTTGCTTCGGGGTCAGTAGCCGCCCCGAGGGGGGCAACGACCCGTCCTTGACTTCAATCAGGTGGTTGACGCCCCGGTATCCCGCCAAAATGTCCGGGCACCCGTCCCCGACTGCCGCTAGCGACTGGACTACTGCCCCGGCCGCCTCCAACGCCTCCACGATTGCCCGGTGATTCCCGTCTATCTTCGCCGCCCGCCGAACCATCGTTCTATTGACAGCCCTTGTTTGGCAGGGATAGAATGGATACCTTAGGCATGAGGCGTCTACAAATGCACACTATCATACCACATGTGCGCGCAGTTCATAGGCAGAATGCGGAGGGCGTCCAAATCATGTCGTCGCCGACCGCGACCGCGCCCTGCACACTAACGTTGTAGTGGTCCGTTTCGCCTACATTTAAACGACCGTTTAAGTAGGTCAAACCTACCGTTCGTCGGCTGACGTGCAAAATAGTGTATCCTGCCCCTTGCGCCCGTCCATTTTTGCATGTACGCTTCTAGACATTGGCCCTGCGGGGGCGGGGCGGTTAGGAGAGGCGAAATGACCGAAATCAGCAAGGCAACGGCCGAAGGCGACGCCTTCTTTAACGGGCATGCCTTCCGCGCCGACATCTACGCGGACGTGTTTTGCAACGTCCTGTCCGGGCGCACGGAGTTTTGGGACGCGGGCCTTTACGGGCATGTCTGGCCCGTCCTGGATGCGGTCAAGACCGCCTGCGCCGATCCCGACATGACCGACGCCGAGCGTTGGGTCGCGGTCGAGGCCGCCATTAGGCAGGAAGCGCGCCACTACGCGCACAACGTGGCCGAGCGGGCGTAAACGTGCGGCGGCACTGCGCTGGTCTAGACCGCGACGCCGAATACCCATCCCTCCGCGATCCCGTCATGTACCCCTACCCGCCTAGCGTTGTGTGCGTCGATTTCTACCCGCACCCGCTTGGCGTCGGGGGGTTCTTGGCGCAAGTGCTGTATCCCAACGGGTACGTCGTGAGCATCGTCAACGACCTCCCGCCGTGCGGGGGTGACGAGTTCGAGGTCGAAGTCCTGCACTGCGACGGGTTCGTGTGGCCGGAAGCGCGCACCGAACAATCTAGCCGGGACGTCAACGCTATTCTGGCCGAAGTGTATGCGTGGCCCCGGTATCGCCCCAATCAGGAGGTGGCATGAGCGAGGTTCTGGTACTGCGGACGTGCAACAAGGACGGCGGCAGTTACAACAGCTTCCAGTGGCCGCTGACGGTAGGCGCCGAAGTGGTAGCGCTGGATTGGAACCCGAAGCCAGAATGCGGCGGCGGCCTGCATGGCGCCTTGCACGGCGAGGGCGATGCCTCCCTGTTCAGATGGGACGATGACGCTGTATGGATGGTCGTCGCGGTCGATGCGGACACGATCATTGACCTTTGCGGCAAGGTCAAATTTCCGCGCTGTGTCGTGCGCTTCGTGGGCAACCGCAAGGCCGCTACGGACTACCTGATGGCGCATGACCAAATGGCCCGCGCCGTCATCGGTGCATTTGTGACGTCGGGCGACTGGGGCACCAGCACGTCGGGCGACTGGGGCACCAGCACGTCGGGCGACAAAGGCACCAGCACGTCGGGCGACGGGGGCACCAGCACGTCCGGGTACAGGGGCACCAGCACGTCCGGGTACGGGGGCACCAGCA